CTTAGTCAGTGAAACGCGCTGGAGCATTTGAAAAATGGTGGATTGATTATGCGTCCGAGCATCGCTTAGTTTCTGAGTGGACATCTGGAATTACATGCACTCCTGATAAAGAATTGGCGATGCTTTGGATAGCTAATGGTTTGTCTGTAACCGAAGAGAAAGTTCCTAACCCGGATTTGAGTAGAGATATGGAACTGGCAAAATTAGCATTTGAAGCTGGCATTAAATCCGGTAAGCGTTCCCGGTAGCTAAACAGATAGGTCCAATAATCCCCCACTGAGCTAAAGAGGATTGCGGGGAAAGACCTGAAAATCGACTAGGGTAAACACTTGATATGTGTAACGGTTTGACTATAATCAGGTCTGTGGTCTCCGGCGTTGCAGCGCCGGGTACCCAAATAAGTCCCTCCCGCGTGTGGCAATGCCGGGAGGGAGAGCCAAGCGAGTTCAGCGCTGGCCGAGGCAGTTCCTCAAGGGGAATTATAGTCTCAGTCCCGCCTAGATTCTATAGGGTTAATTCCCTATCTCGCCTGACTTGTACCACAACGAAAATGCCTGACCTGCCGGAAAGAGAAAGGCCTAAATGCCTGCCTCACGGGCCTTTAGGCTTTCTTTTTCTTGCCCTTGGTCTTCCTGTCCTGAAATATGGGGCAGCTTCCTCCATGAGATTAAGCATGGGGGGAGGGGGGGGCTTGTAATTCCGGTTTCTGTTTTCTTTCGGAGGCTTCTCTTGGTTGCTTATGTGTATTTCATGAAGCGTAGTAGCGACGGGGCCGTGAAAATCGGAGTATCGAAAGACCCCGAAAGCCGCTGCGCCGATTTGCAGACCGGGAATAGCTCGAAATTAAAGGTCATCGCCAAGTTTCCATTTGACAGCCGCGCCAAGGCATTTGATTGGGAAAAATATCTACACAGGAAATTTAGGCGGCATAGATTACAGGGTGAATGGTTTAGATATGGAGCTATTCAACAGATACGGGATATTGTGCAAAGCGATAAACGTTGGCAGTCCTTGATGACTTCCACGCATTTAAGCGAAGCGGATAGAGACTCCCTGCAATGGGCTAGGAATTTTCTCTAGTCGGACAGAGAGGAAAAGGGTCTTGGTTTGCCCGATAGAAACAGGAGATATGTAAATGAGTAGAGCGCCGAATAAAGTTGAGATTGAAAAGGGTATCCCCATGCCTGGACGCCTAGATAATCTTCCTGAGGAATATCCTTGGGGCGAGATGGACGTGGGCGATTCTTTCAAGGCTAAGGGAATCCATAAAAAGGCGATTTCTAGCCGTATCCATAGGGCACAGAAGAAACATGCTCCCAAGAAGTTTGAATACCGTAACCTGCCAGAAGGCATCCGTGTTTGGAGGACTCAATGAAAGAATCTACTGGTAAGGAATTAGCCCATTCTCTCCATGAGGTTATAGAAGCATGGTTAGAGGAAAGGGCAGAGGCCGAAACATTGCCTAATGCTTGGTGGCCTGAACATCTTACTGAGCAAATGACTGATGCTGCTATGGCTGTTTTCCTTGCATCAGTTGATAGCTCTCAATTCACAGAGGAGCAGGAACGTGGCTAAGGAAATGACCTTCAAGGAAGTTCAAAAAACTATCCGCGAGATGGATAAGAAACTTGAGAAGACGGATGCGGAAGGATGGGAGGCGGCCTGCGTGCTTCTATCAGCCGCTTTCTGCGGAACCGGGGCTAAGGCTCTACAGGATTTTACCGGGCTCCCTGCGGCTAATATAGCTAAATGGCAGAGACGCGCCAGAGACGCCGGAATCTTCAAGAAAGGCCGGATTGAGTGTGAGTGGATGGATGAGAAAGCCGGTGGTATAGCTTTCTTTTGTGATGTTGCTGTTATGCGCGGATGGCTAAAACGTGCGTGAGCCTGATCTCCTTTGGGAAGCCGCTCTAACTGCTTGCTATGGTGACAAGCCTAATCTTACTGCAAGTGAACGCGGAAGGATGAACAAGGCATTAAAGGAACTGAGAGAGATAGGGGCGACACCGGAGGATATTATTGCTAGAGCCAAGCACTATCCGAAAGTAATGCCGCCCGGCTGCGTGATAACGATTTCGGCGCTGGTTTCAAATTGGAGCCGATGCAAGCCTCCCGAAACACAAAAGCGCGGGACGGCTAGTTATCACGAACTCTACAAGTCGCCGGACTGGATGAAGTAACCCACTATAGGAGATAGATGATGGAGAATAAACCTATTGTAGTTACAGACAACATGCTGCGAGAAATAAGACTATGGGCGCTGGCTAAAATCAATGCAGGCCAAGAGCCGCCTTGGTCATGGTATGAGCATATGAAGTTAGTGGAGGCTATAGAAAAGATTGTAGAAAATCGGATGGACGTGAGCCTGAAAATAGTGAAGGAGCCAAAATGAAAGCCGCCTGTATTCAATGCGAGAAGTGTGGGCAACTATCTCTCTATAGAATTATCCGTAATTGGGTAGAAAATGGGGAAACGCAGGAATCCCATGATTACCTACATGCTAATGATGAGTGGTGTTTCTATCGAATTCCCCGTGAGCCTATTGTGAAAGAAGATGAAATCCAAAATGAACTGGCAGCAACTTACTAGTACTGCATATCTTTCTGTGCAAGGACTCACTCACATGAACAAGATTACCTGTCGGAAATAAGGAGATAGATATGAACGCAGCAAAGCTAAATAAATCGACTAGACTTAAGAGAGTCCTGGCCGTTTTACGTCGGGGCGGAGCTTATTCGACGCGGGATTTAATAAGGAAGGCTCACGTGTGCGCCGTCAATTCAATTATAGCCGAGCTTCGAGCGAACGGTAAGCAGGTAGAATGCTTCCGGCGCGGTGGAGTTTGGTTCTATATGTTAGGACGAGCGTAGTGTCAGTCGCCGCAGTTTTAATCCTGTCGGCGGCACAAAAATACTGGGCCGTAAGGGCCTATCAGGTAGGAGAAACAAATGGGCTCGGTCTTACCCTTTCCGCTGTCGTCTACCAGGAATCTTCGTATTGTCAGAACAAGGTCAACGGATGGAGCCGGGGTTGCGGTGGACTTAAGCGCTCGACGGCCAGACTCTACGACCCGGAAGTTACCCGCGCAGAACTCACCGAAGACAACTCCAGAAACCTACGTGACTCCCTGTTATACCTACTCGACTGCCGAAAGCAAACCGATACTTGGCGCAGGATGGTTTACGCTTACCACTACGGAATACCTGCGGCGCGGCTGGCTAGTGTGGTAGAGATAAACTCGGATGGGTATGTGAAAGCTATTGAGAGGAAAGTAAAGATTTTAGAATCCATCAAAGTATCGGAGGACTGAATGGACAATCTAGGGGAAATTCTCAAGCGCGTTAATAAACTTCCTGAATTGGAGATAGAGGAACGGATTAGAGCTATCAATACAATCCGGCGTCTATTGCACGAAGTCTCGCCGTTCAGGAATGAGCCGGTTGATTTCGTGGAATGGGTAAAGGCTGATTCTGTTGTGGCGAATGACTACAACCCTAATTCAGTAGCTCCGCCTGAGATGGAATTATTGCGGCTGAGTATTTCAGCAGATGGGTATACACAGCCTATCGTTACATTCCCAGAGACCTCCGGTAGATGTGTGGTTGATGGATTCCATAGAAACCGCGTCGGGAAAGAGTGTCAGGATATTCAAGAACGAGTACACGGCTATCTTCCGGTGGTGACTATCAACCCCTCCCAGGAAGACCGTGGTGACCGTATCGCTTCTACTATCAGACACAACCGCGCACGCGGGAAACACCGGGTAGACGGAATGTCTGAGATTGTGATTGAGCTTAAAAGGCGGAATTGGTCGGATGAAAAGATTGGTAAACAGTTGGGTATGGACCCCGATGAAGTTTTAAGGCTGACTCAGATTTCCGGGTTAGCTGAGATGTTCGCAGACCGGGAGTTTAGCGAAGCTTGGAATCCAGGAACATTGGATGATTCTGAACTCGATAACATTCAATTCGAGGACTCCAATGATTGAACGGCAGTATTTTCATTATGAGGAATTGGACGAATTTAAAGCCGGTATGTGGCGAATTGTCCGGGGCGATGAAAGGATGGTAAATGCTAAAAACGCGGCGAACCTCATGCGCGACCCCATCATATTTAAATATTATATGGGGATAGCGGCTAATCAGTGGGGTAAATCTGCCGCGCATAATCTAACGGTAGAAAATTCAAACCGACTTGCTTGGTTAGGTCATGCTGGTTGTTGTATTGGTGTGGGTTCCCCGGAGGAAAACACCCGCATCGGCTGGCACATGCTTAATAAACAAGAGCAGGATGCGGCTAATACCGCCGCCCAGGAAGTATTAGACGAATGGTTAGAGAAAAATACAACCATTAGGCAGTTGGAACTATGCTAAAAGAACCTTCTGGTATTGATGTATTGACCGCCGCTAGAGAGCGTATCTCTTTCGCGTTTGACGAATTTGAGAAAATCTATCTCTCATTCAGCGCGGGTAAAGATTCGACGGTAATGCTTCACCTTGTATGCGAGGAAGCAAAAAAGCGTAACCGTAAAATCGGGGTAATGATTATTGACCTTGAAGGGCAATATGCTTTGACGATGGCCCATGCTCAGAAGTGCATAGACCTTTGGCGTGAGCAGATTGAACTCTATTGGATATGCCTCCCTATCCATCTCCGTAATGCTGTGAGTGTGTACGAGCCGTTTTGGATGTGCTGGGACCCAGACGCTAAGGACGGCTGGATACGGAACCCTCCTGAGTGCGCTATTACAGATGAAAGCTATTTCCCATTTTTCCATAAGGGAATGGAGTTTGAGGAATTTGTACCGTTGTTCGGTCAGTGGTATGGAAAGGGAAGGAATACAGCTTGCTTTGTAGGTATCCGTACCGATGAAAGCCTAAACCGATTTAGAACAATCGCACTCAGTAAAAAGGAAACCTATCAGGGTAAGCGGTGGACTTCGCTGGTAGAGCCGGGATTGTATAACGTCTACCCGATTTACGATTGGAAGGCCGCAGACCTTTGGACCTATCACGCTAGAAACAAACATCTTCCGTCTAATCCATTGTATGACCGCATGTATCAAGCTGGGGTACCGATGGGGTATATGCGTATCTGTCAGCCTTATGGTGATGACCAAAGGCGCGGGTTGTGGCTTTTCCATCTGATTGAGCCACAGACTTGGGCTAAGGTTGTATCCCGCGTCAACGGAGCTAACGGTGGCGCTTTGTATGTCCAAGAATGGGGGAACATAAACGGCTATCGAGGAATCACAAAACCTCCGGGACATACTTGGAAGTCCTTTGCAAAACTTCTAATCGGGTCTATGCCGCCTAAAACACAGATTCACTACCAGAATAAAGTGATTCTGTTTGAAAGATGGTGGAAGGCAAGAGGTTATCCCGAAGGAATCCCGGACGAAGCCGCATATGAGATGGAAGCCGCTCGACGCGCTCCTAGCTGGCGCAGAGTATGTAAATCTCTCTTGCGGAATGACTATTGGTGTAAGGGATTGGGTTTCTCTCAACAGAAATCCGATGGGTATAAACGCTATCTAGCTTTAATGGAAAAGCGTAAGACAGAATGGAACGGGCAATATGAGTTATTGGTGCCATGAAAAAGACTGAGCCTTACAGGCCGATAATCAGAAAATATCCTTACATTCGTAGTAAGAAGCTCACCCAGGCGGCTAAGGGGGAAGTCTGTACCTTCAATGCCCCCGGTTGTGATTATGGCTCTGAAACGACTATATGGGCTCACGCGAACTATGACTTCTGTGGGAAGGGTGCTGGGATAAAGGCAAGTGACCCGTTCGGGTGTTTCTGTTGTCAGTCCTGTCACGACCTATTCGACGGTCGTAGGCATGACCCATTGGTGAACTCTGATTCCCTAGAATCCTATTTCTGGCGGGCGTATGTGAAGAGCCACAATCGCCTCATAGAGCTTGGCATTGTGAAGTATGAAGGCGCATGAGTGATTTAGAGGAATTGCTGGCATATCAACTAAAGGCGGTAGGGATTAAATATGAGCGAGAATACAGATTCCACCCGACAAGGCGATGGCGATTCGACTTTTGTTGGCCAGCCAAGTTTATGGCTGCTGAAATTGAAGGCGGAGGGTTCGTACAGGGAAGGCATACTCGGGGGATGGGGCTACAGGGGGATTGCGAAAAGTACAACGCCGCAGCTCTCCTCGGCTATAGAATATTACGATTCACTGGGAAGCATGTGAAATCAGGCGAAGCCCTAAAGATTATCGAAGCGGCCTTGAAATGAAGCGGTTTATCTGGCCCACGGCTGGCGACAATCTCCGGGCCTACCTCGATAGCCTGCCCTCTGGTGAAGCCTATACGGTCACTGTAGAGCCTTACAAGAAGCGTCTACCGACAAACCTTCGCAGTCGTGTTAAAATTCTAGTCCGCGAACTCGCCGCGTTCAATGGAATCACTTATGAGGAATTTAACGGCATTGTCCACCGGCTCTATTACCCGAAACGGGACCGCGTGATAGCCGGGAAGACCATTGAAAGCTCCATTCCGACGAACGAACTTACCCCGGACGAAGCGCGCATAATCGAACAGGAACTCTATTCCCTGGGCGCTACGCTCGGCTGTCCTCTCTCCCTGCCGCAAGCTAAGGGGTAGAGGTTAGGGCTAATGAGAGGCTAGGATTTTCTCAGCAGCCTGTTTTTGGCGCAGTGTTCCCTTAAGCATTCGCTCGATTCTTCGCTTCTGATTTCTTTTGCAAACAGAGCAATTATCAACAAGTTCAGACGAATTTCTCAGATGACCATTTTTGCACATGAATTTCATTTCACTCTCCCAGGTTGAATCACTCTCGAATACTTCACGCCAACTTGCACGGAGTTACTCTAGCTCTCTTGTAAACAAGACTCCAAATCTTCCGCTCTCAAGAGTTAGGAGCGGGCTTTAGCGATAGCGGCGCGCATCTTACTTAAGATTATGCGCATATGACCAGCCCTAATTTTATCTCCCTGCAATTCTATGTTCTGCCAAGCAATTTGTAATTCTTGCGCACCATATTCGAGCGCTTTTATGAGCGTTTCATTGAGCTCCTGTAAGCGTTCAGCTTCCGCAAGATTATCCTTTGCAAGCCGTTCCCACGAATCGCCGGTAATCTCGATGACCGTTACACCAAATTCCTGTTTCGCGCTCATAGGTATATCATCCTTTATAGGGGAGGGGATTATGGTTTATAGCCGAGGGCTTCATTAGCGGTTTTCTGAGCCGCCTGGGCGACTGCCGCATAGCCCCATTCGTTAGCGGGCTCATCGAAGTCTGCCGGGTCCATAGCAGAAATCTTTTCCAGGGCCGCGCGATATTTCTCTGCGGTCTCGCGGAGTTCCTGTACTAATGCCTGTTGCAACTTATCCATGGTAATGCTCCTGATAGGGATTAGGCGATAATTCCGAAATGCTTTAGGCACCAGAATATGAAATAAATCAGGCCGCCCCAAAATGCGAGATTGAGCCCAGTAATCGCGACGGCCAAAAGTCCAAAGCTACCACTGTTCATAAATACTCCTTGGTAATGATTAATCGAACAACTTGTAAAGAATCACACTCTTTTACTGAAAGCACTACACTCTAGTAACTCAACTCTCTAATCTCCCTGATTCTTGGGGAGGAATTAGTTAGGCGGCAGACTCAATATCGCAAGTGAGCGCGCCCCAGAGGAAGCTTTCAAGGGCTGTTATCTCACCGCCTTCCATTTCATATTCATGGATGCGGTCTGAGAGAGCTAGAGCCGCGTCCTTGTCGAACTTACCGGCATCGGAAGCCGCCAGCATATCGCGCAATTCCTGAGTGAAATCATGGTCTTCGGTGTTCATTTCGGTTCCTCCTAAGGGGTGGGGATTAAGCGCGGCGAGCCTGATTAAGGCGATTAGCCCGGAACTCTGCGAACCCCGGCAGCCCTACACGCTTTGCCAGCCATGCCACGGCCTCTGACTTCCGCATGAAGTAGTGCGGGGTATTGCCATCCCAGATAATCCAGTTACCCGAGCTGCTATTAGTGGGTTCGATTTTCATGGTGTCTTCTCTATCGGTTGGTCTATGGGGTCCTATGGAACCCCGAGGGGGATATTAGGCGACCTTCTTAAAGGTCTGGATATGGGCCATCAGGGCGGCCACCTGCTTATGCTCATGGTGGTACTTGGTACCCTTTGTGAGCCTCTCCATCTCGGCCAGGGCCTCGAAGAAGGCTCCCGCGACCTCCATAGAGCCATGCTCCTGCATCAGGTTGATGAGCTTCTCGGTTAGGTGCTTGTTCATGGCTAGTTCCTCCGTTTCAGTGACTATAACTATAGGCCCTGGGAATCCTAATGTCAACAGGAATGACAACTTTATTTTATGGGCTAGAATGGGTCTAAAAGGGTTGACATAGGGTTGCCATTAGCTATAATGGAACCATGAAGAGAGGCGCAATCAAGGCATACCGCGAATACCTGAACCGGGCTTACCCCGGCGTGGGCCTTGGTACTCATGCCTATAATGGCCAGTGCGCCAATAAGAGCCGTCCCTACGGCGACTACCTCTATGCCCAGGACCGCAACATGTTCATGGTTAACCTGAACGACCCGACTTGCGACCCTGATTTCAACCGGAAGGCATGGATTTGAGAACCGGCCCCCCCTACAGCTCTAAGCGCCAGAGGGGACGGGACAAGGCCCTGAAAGCCCTTATAAAGCGTTCAGGGAGCCTTTCCGCCCTGGCAGCCGCTCTGCCTATAAACCCCCTTACTGGTAGGCCCTATACGCGGCAGGCGGTGGCAAAATGGGTCTCGGTCCCGGATAGGCACATTAAGGCTCTGGAAGCCGCCTTCCCGGCCCCATAGAGAGGATTAAGGGAGTTATAGGGAGGGTTTAAGGGAGGACTTAGAAGGCTTTGGTTTATGAGTGGGTGAGCCTCACGAACAGGTTAAGCTGCGGGAGAAGCCTACTGGCCGCGCTGGCGCATAGACCAAAGCACTTGTAAGCCCTTTCAGGAGAGGAAGATTCAGGAAGCTGATTTAGGGCCATGCCTTCGGGCGTCACCCCAACTAGCAAGCTAGTACCCGGTGTAACCGAAAAGACGTTGCGAAAGTTACGCTAGTATCAACGGATAATCGCGGGTAAGTCAGTTTCACTCAATCTCCTTCAGGGAGAGATAGATTTCGGCGGATAGAGGAATGGTTTTATCTGGCTGGTGCTAACAGAGACTAACGAACAGATAATGCTGCGGTAGAAATTAGTGCCAGCCAGATACTTTTATCGAGGTAAGTAAATGACCACTACTCCCGAATACGACGCAATCCTCGCCCGCAAGATGAAAGAGCGCGAGATTAAAGGCAACATCTCAAGCGTAAAGATGACTCCCGAGGAGACCGCTAAAGAGATAGCTGAAATCCAGGGAGGGGCTAAGAGTAGTTTTGATGTTCCGCGAGAAATGCAAGATAGGCTGCAAGAGGCTATAGGAGAAATGGTAATAGCTGAGAGCGCCACTCCCATAGTTAGTGCGATTGTAGGACAAGCCAAGAAAAAGCGCGGCAGGCCCCTCGGGAGCCGTAATAAACCCAAAATATGAGTATAGCTTTTAACCCCAATCTTACTGTAGTAATAGAGGAATATAAAGGGAGGATTATCTTTTCCCCTTCCCCTTTAGAAAACGGATTCAGTAAGAACAAGACCTATCAGGTATTGGGTATTTATAATGCAAGTGAATCTTCTGAATGTCTTATGATGCTTGCAAACGATAGGAACGAAATCTGGTTCATCAGCAACAGGCATTTGAGATTCCATAGTGTTTGATAATGAAATTCGTCAAGCGAGACTAAGGAACTTAAAGCGTCGTATCAGAAATGGTGAACGATTGCATGGTTACAGACTAGCCCGTAAGATAATCAAACTGGTATTGGAGGAATTCAAATGCCTAAACGAGAATCCGGAGAAGGGCTAGCTCATTTCATAGGCCGGTTCGTGAAGAATGGTAAGATGAAGAAGAAGTTTAGCGATATAAAACAGCGTTTGGCTGTGGCATATAGTGAGAGCCGGAAGAAATGAGAATCAAAGAGGCCCCACATGGGCATTCCGCTGAACTATCTTTCAAAGATACTACGACTATTCCCGAAGACCATACGATAAGGATGCTTCGGGATTATATGATTGTAGAACCTCTGGATACGGTATTTTCCGCAATCATAGAAGTCATCTATGAATATAAACCTATGAAAGGTTTAGTAAAAGCAATCGGTCCCGGTCATTATCCGAAAGAATATGACCACCAAGATAAATCCAAACGTACAGAAATGTGGGATTCCGAAGACTTTCAACCCACAGAGGTAAAGGTGGGGGATATAGTTGAACTTGGTGGTTTACAGTTCGGTGGTTATTCTTTCCAGACATTCTATTGGGGAAATAAGCTCCATATCATTTGCCGGGAGGCTGACGTGGCTGGGGTATATGAAAAGTCATAGCGTAAAATCAGGAAGGCAATGTGAAATCCATCAAGACCCATGAGAATGAAATCACCCTTTCTGTAAGGTCTGAGGAAGGACGCGCAGCGATAGATTTAGGGCTAGACCATTTAACCCAAGCTCAGAGGCATTTCATCTTTAGCTCCGTAGCTTCAACCCTTAAAGGTGGGTCAACTGGATTTGGTATGAAGACTCTTGAAACAGGGGAAATAGTCATAGAGATTACCCTTATCGGGCCGAATCTAAAGAAGCCTGTTTTTAAGGCAGTCAAAAGAGTCCTAAATCATTGATAATTCTAGGCGGCTATAAATTTAATTCTTCTCTTTGGTTTATGGCCGAGAATAGTTATCTATTATGAGAATTCCTAATTATCCCTCCCATTGGGAACGCGGCCAACTCCTAGACCATCAGCTATTTGACAAAGGCCAAAGTAGGTGTAAACTCCTGACAGAGCAAGATATCGAGAAACCTGAATATTTATGTTTTTCGAGTCGTGAAGATGCTCAGGCGTTTATAAGCTGGTGGTACGCCCCTGCCAGCGTCAAGTTAATGGAGCGAGAGTGTCAGACGGAAGACCCAGCATCTATTCCCCCGCGCTTGCCGAAGAAATCTGCATCCGTTTAGCCGGGGGCGAATCCCTCCGCTCTATCTGTTCAAACGAGCAATTCCCTAATAAATCCACAGTCTTACGCTGGCTATTTGATGGCAAGCATGAGACCTTTTGCGACCAATACGCAAAAGCAAGGGAAGCTCAAGCTGAACATATGGCCGATGAGCTATTGGATATAGCTGATGATGCGACTAATGATTACATGGTTAGGGAGAGCAGTGAGGGTTCTTTCGTCCAGTTAGCGCCTGAGCATATCAACCGTTCACGTCTTCGTGTGGATACCCGTAAATGGGTCGCCTCAAGACTCTTAGCCAAGAAATATGGCGACAAGGTAGAGAATACTCATGTGGGGGATGCTAACCGGCCCATCGCGGTAGCTGAGGTCGCGCATAAATGGTGAGGGAGTTTAAGCTCACCACCAAGCAACGCGAAGCCGCTGAGTTACTCGCAGGCCCACAGAGACATACTCTATTCGCTGGTGGGTCACGGTCAGGTAAGACATTCCTCCTAGTCCTTGCTTGCATCACCAGAGCTATTCGGGCTCCGGGCTCACGCCATGCAATCCTTCGCTTCCGTTTCGGACATGTTAAACAGTCCATTGTCTTAGATACCTTCCCCAAGGTCATGCAATGCGTTTATCCCACACTCAAATACGAACTGAGTAAATCGGATTGGTATGTACGATTTCCGAATGGGGCGGAGATATGGTTTGGGGGATTAGACGATAAGGAACGCACAGAGAAAATCCTGGGTACTGAATTCGCCACAATCTATTTCAACGAATGCTCACAGATACCCTATAACTCCAGAAATCTAGCCATGACCCGTCTGGCTCAGTTAGTCACTGACAATGATGGTAACGTCCTTCCGCTTAGAGCCTATTACGATGAGAACCCACCCGATAAGGGGCATTGGACCTATAAGCTCTTTAAGCTTAAGCAAGACCCTGAATCACGACAAATGCTTGGTGACCCTGACAACTATGCTTTCATGCAGTTGAATCCTGGCGATAATCAGGAGAATCTATCTGCCGACTACATTAAGACCCTCGAAAGCCTCCCCCCAAGACTTCGTAAGCGATTCCTAGAAGGCGAGTTTAGGGACATGGCTCCTAATGCACTATTTAGTGAGGAAGTATTCGAGCGGTGGAGAGTCCTTGACCAGCCTATTCCCGATATGCTCCGCTCCGTTATAGCTGTTGACCCTTCCGGGGCTGATGACAAGGACAATGCGGATAATGATGCCATTGGTATCTCTGCCGCTGGTCTTGGTATTGATGGGAATGGATATGTCCTCCATGACCTAACCTGTAAGGTAGGTCCTGCGACTTGGGGTAAAGTGGCTACAGACGCTTATGAGCGTGAGATGGCTGATAGGATTGTAGGCGAGGATAACTTTGGCGGGGCGATGGTCAAGCATGTTATTCAGACGGCTAGACCTAATACGCCATATCGAGCCGTCAAAGCATCACGGGGTAAGACAGTCCGTGCAGAACCCATCGCCGCTTTATTCGAGACTGGTAAGGTAAGGATGGTCGGGTATCACCGTGATTTAGAGGATGAGCTATTAGGATTTACCACTCACGGATATATGGGGGAGCACAGTCCTAACCGTGCTGACGCAATGATATGGGCGCTTTCTGACTTATTCCCCCAGCTTACGAAAGCCGAAGAAACCCCTAAACAGATTATCCAGCCCCGCATAAACCGTGGGGCTAACTCCTGGATGTATGAGCAATGAAAGTAATCAAATGCCAGAAATGCGCAATTGGGTGGCTCCAATATCTAATTAATAGAGATATTTACTCATGCGTTAAACGCGGGCATGAAGAGCCTTGGTCTGAGGAATTAGACGCGAGGTTTAATGGAAAAATTAAGCTTACGATTCCCAATCTTTACACTATGGTTCCCCGGAATCCCCCATCATGAATGACGAAAACGACAAACTAGCCCTTAACGAAAAGGAAATATGGGAGGAGGCCAGAGACCGGCTCAAGATAGCTATTGATGCTGAGTCTAAGAATAGGCAGTTAGCCAAAGCTGACTTGATATTCCGTGAGGGTGAACAGTGGGACAAACGTCCGGTCACGAGTGCTGCTCTTGAGACTATTGAGCTGACTATCAATTTGACCGACCCTCTAGTGCGCCGTGTCGTAAACAACATGAAGCAGCAAAGACCTAGGGGTAAGTGTCATCCCGTAGGGGATGGGGCAGACGTTGAAAAAGCTAACGTAATCAATGGTATCGGGAGACATATCGAATACCGCTCTACAGCTTCAGTTGCATATGACAATGGCGGTGAGTTAGCCGCTACGATGGGTTGGGGTTATTGGAGAATCATCAACGAATACGCCGCTCCTGATAGCTTCGACCAAGAGATACGCATCCTTCCGATATTCAATGCCTTCACGGTCTATTTAGACCCAGGCGCAATCATGCCTGATGGGTCTGATGCTCAGTGGGGTTTAATCACGGTCAAGGAAAAGCTCACAGAATACCGCCGTAAGTATGGGAATATCCCTAAAGTAGCTTGGACTGTCACGGGACAAGATGACCTGAGATTAGACTGGCAGAATGAGGAAGAGATACGTCTCGCAGAGTATTTCCGCATCAAGGAAAAGACCGATACGCTTTATGAGCTGAGTGACCCATCCGGACGTAAATTCCAGAAGTGGAAGGACGAACTGCCTAACGAAGGGAGTATGAAGCAGGCCGGTCTGACTATTACCAACCAGCGTGATTCCTCCAGGAAGACAGTCGAATTGTTCAAATTGAATGGCCTAAAAGTCATATCAAAACAGACCGTTCCCGGCTCTTATATCCCCATCATCCGCTGTCAGGGTAATGCCGTAGATATTGACGGCCAGATTTACCGCAGGGGAATGGTCAGGGCGATGATGGACCCTCAGAGGATGGTCAACTTCGGGGAAGTCGCCAAGATTCGTAGGTTAGGTCTTACCCCACAAGCGCCTTGGGTCGCTGCCGAAGGGCAATTAGACGGCCATTCCGAGTGGGCTGATACGAATCGTAGCGCCCATCCTGTTCTAACCTACAAAGCCGTATCCGTTATGACGCAGCAGGGAGAGCAGGTTCTACCGCCTCCTCAGAGACAACCCCCCGCTGCTATAGAACAGGGATTCAGTGAGTTTGTAGGAGGCATGAGAGCTAATCTCAATGCTGTCGCCGGTGCCCCTAATGACCCAGGTCAAGATACCCAAGGTGAAGTGGTATCAGGTAAAGCCATTAACGCCAGACAGGGCCTTAGCGACCAATCCCATTTCCAGTATTATGACAACCAGACTCTAGCCATAGCTCATACATGGAGAATCATGCTTGAGTGGATTCCCTATATCTACTCAGAAGAGAGGATGCAAAGAATCATCGGTGAAGATGGGATGCCCCAAGTTATCCAGATTAATCAGTCCACCACTGAAAACGGGGTCAAGAAAGTAAAGAATGACCTGACCGTGGGTAGATACGATGTTGTGATGGATACCGGTCCTGGCTATCAGACTAAACGTGAGGAAGGACAAGCTCAGTTAATCCAGTTGATGGGCACGCCTTTAGGTGAGGAAATCGCCAAGGTTGGTGGAGACCTTATCCTCCGTACCTTCGATGACCCCTATGTCCAACAGCTTGCCGATAGGCTTGCTGCAATGACTCCGGACGGCCTACAGAAGGCTATGGAGGGCATGCCTGATAATGCCAAGGCAATCATCATGTCCTTGCAGAAACAGCTCCAAGCCTGCCAGCAACAGCTACAGGAAGCAAAGACTGGAGTCACCAAGGCTCATATTGATGCGACTGTTAAGGCCCATGATGTTGAGGTCAAAGCTCAGACCGAGAAGGGCTGGCAGACGGTTGAGATGGAAAAGGCCCATCTACAGGCTACTAATAAACTTGACGTGGAACATCTGAAAGCTGGTGCTGAGATGATTGATTCAAAGAACGTCCGCGCCCATGAGAAAGAGATGATTGGTCAACAGCAACTTAAAGAAGGAGATGCTAAGTGAGTGACGAAAAGGTTAATGTAGAGATTAAGCCTACTCATGTGGTGATTGATAACACCAATCTTGATGCTGTATTGGCCGAAGCAAGGGGAGAGCCGTTGCCTAAAGAAGTTCCTAAAGAGGAGCTCAAGACTGAGGTTAAGACTGAAACTAAATCAGAGCCGGAGGAAGATGATGACGGCCTGACCCCCGAACAAAAGGCCACTTTTACCGAGAACATGAAAAAGACCATCGGTAAGAAGCACCGCGAAAAGAAGGAGGCTGAGGAACTGGCTGAGGAACAGTATAACGCCCGTATCTTGGCAGACCGCCGTGCTGAAAAGGCCGAGCGTGAGGCACAGAGGCTCCGCGAACAGCTCACGCCCGCTCCGAAAGTAGAGGAGGCGAAGGAGCCTGACCGCGCCAACTTTAAGACCGATAAAGAATACGCGGATGCCATGATTGATTTCAGGGTAGACCAGAAGCTTAAAGCTAAGGAAGCCGAGGACCATAAGAAGGCCCTTGAGGATTTACAGAGGGAAGCTGCTGCTCAAGCTATTGCACGTATCGAAAAGGCCCGTGAACTGGTGCCTGATTTCGATGAAGTCTTGGCTTCGGTTGACGATGACAAACACCCTGTTAGTCAGACTATCGCCGGTTATATGCAAGAATCGGACATGTTCGCGGAGTTGGGTTATCACTTCGCTAAGAATCCCGAAGTGCTTGATAATATTATGAAATTGAGCCCTACTAAACAGCTTGTTGCAATCGGTAAAATAGAGAGTACACTTAAGCCATTCTCGGGTAATTCTGAGAAAGCCACCACGGACGCAAAGTCCGAGCTAGAAGACGGAAAGGCTACCAAGCCAGCTCCGAGCACTAACGGCATCAAGCCGAGTAAGGCCCGTCCAGAGCCTATCAAGCCGCTAGAAACCGGCAGTGCTTCGCAAGTTGAGAAACCTGTAAGTGAAATGTCCTTCCAGGAATACAAGTCTCACTGGCAAGAGAAGCACAAGGTCAAGCTAGGGCTACGCAAAAGGCACTGACGGAACAAACTAATGTTTCGGAGTGACTACCATGGCGGGAAATACCCTCCTCACGATTTCGATGATAACGAATGAGGCCCTTCCGGTCCTTGCTAACGAATGTATTTTGACGGACAAGTTTAACCGTCAGTACGATAAGGAATTCGGCAGGAAAGGCGAGAAGATTGGCGGTACGTGTAACGTCCGTGTCCCCCCTCGTTATATCGGTACGTTCGGCCCGGCTCTTAACGTAGAAGCTGCTGTCGAGAATTACTTCCCCGTTTCGATTCTCTACCAGTACCACGTTGATATGCAGTTCAGCACTATCAACTTCGCACTGGATATTGATGAATTCTCGGAACGGTTCATCATGCCCGCTTGTAAAGCTGTAGCAAACCGCATCGATTCTGACGGCGCTTACTTCGCCATGCAGAACACTGCGAACCGTACCGGTACCCCTGGTACTCCGCCGACTGCTTTTAAATCATTCTCAGATGCCCGAGCCTACTTGGTCTCTGAGGGAATGCCAAAGGGTATGACTCCTACGGCTGTCCTTCATCCGTTCGCTAACAGCGCGATGGCTGATTCTGTGAAGGGTCTCTATAACCCGCAGATTCAGATTGCCGATGCTTATGAGAATGGCCTGATTGCCAAGAAGACCGCTGGTGCGGATTGGTTCGAAGATGCCAATATCGCCAACTACACCACGGGTTCCCTGTTGGGTACTCCGGTCCTTGCGGCAGCTACTTCTCCTTCAGGCGGTACTGCACTCCTGACGACTGGTTTCGCTCAGACTGGTACTCTGGAACTCTCCGGTCTTACTACTAGCTCTGCCGCATGTAAGGTCGGTGATACTATCCAGATTAAGGGTGTCTATCCTGTTAACCCGCAGAACCGCAGCCAGTACGGTAACGTACTTAAGCAGTTTGTCGTATTGCCCCCGGGTGGTTATACCCAGGTGCAGGGGGCAGCTTCGCCGGGCGGTCCGGTGTTCGCCAGCGCCACTCTTAACCACGGTACTTTCACGGCTACTGGTACGAATGCGGGTCTCTATACCGCAACCAGTGGTGGTCTGTTGACTGTGACCATCGGTGAGTGTGTGATTTCAGGTGGTCAGTTCCAGAACTGCACGGCTCCTGTCTCACCGTATACCGTGACTCTGAACGGTGGTACTGCTTTGGCAACTGCCACCACTGAAAATCTATACTTCCACCGTGATGCCTTTGCCTTGGCAATGGTTGACCTGCCTCTCCCCCGTACAGCGGTTGAAGCAAGCCGAGCCTATGACGAAGACCTTGGTATGAGCATCCGCATCTGCACTCAGTACACCATCAACAATGATGCCGAACCTACCCGACTCGATGTGGCTTACGGATTCGCAAGCCTCTATCGTAGCTTGGGTGTTCGGGTCTCGGGTTAAGGAGAAAACACATGTCTAACACTAACATCAGCGGCTCCAACCCGGGACCGACTACTGTCCTAGCCCCTGACCAGATTTGGTATCCGATAGGTAACCTCTGGAAAGTCGGTAACTTCAACCTCAGTTTGACCCCTACCGCTTTGGGTTCGGGTCCGGCTATCGCTGAACAGACCTACTCTGCGACGGGTATCGGCCTCCTGACCACGGATATTGTCTTTGTGACTTACTCCGGAGCTCAGACGGCTAACGTGGCTCTTGGGTCGGCCCGAGTTTCCGCAGCGGACACCTTGGCTATCACTTGGAGCAATTCCACCGGTACCCCGACTCCTGCTGCGGGTACTTATGTGGTCACTGTCCTTCGTACTCAGCCGAACTGGACCGCTCCTACCTCTGGTAACCAGTTGGACTGGTAAGGAACTAACATGGTCGGACGCGCACTAGGTGTATTTGCCGCTGGGGTTCCTCTTCAGTCAGGTGATTATTATCTGGAATCTTTCCAGGATAATATAACCGCGACTGCTTCGGGAACCCAGGCGACTGCCTTCCCAATCACCACTATGACTTCCCGTATCACCACGGTTGCAACGGCGGCTGATTCCGTCGCTTTGCCAGCTTCCCAGCCTGGTATGGAACTCATGGTCATCAATCATGGCGCGAATGCCATGCAGGTATATGGAAACCTTCAGGAGGGCGCAACTATCGATGACGTTGCTACCGCTACTGGCGTCTCTCAGATGGCCAACTCTTTGGTCATCTATACCTGCGTGACTGCTGGGTCTTGGTATTCGGAAGGGCTTTCCACGGGTTATACGAAACAGGCTGGCCTTCAGACTCTTAAGTATGCCTCTATTGCTGGCAATGCGACGGGTACTCAGGGTTCGGGAACTGCTGTAACGGCTTTGCTTAACTTTGTAAGCAGTGCTGGGTCTAACTATTCCATCACGCTTCCCGCTTCAGCACCGGGAATGTCCATCACCGTAGCATGTACTTCTGCGACGAATACCATCACCGTGTTCCCTAATGCGGGTGGTACTACGACAGAGACTATCAATGCTCTTTCGGCTAATGCGGGTTATGCCATGTCCGCTTTGACATCTACTACATTCATCTGTGGTGTGGCCGGACAGTGGTATACCAGCCCACGAGTTGCTTCCTAATGGTAGTCGGAGGGAATCGTTCTAATCAGCTTTTTATCGGACTATCGTCTGATACTAAGCCGGCTCTGTGTGATTTCTCAGCTCAGTTTTACGAACACGATACTGGCAAGACTTACATTTGGACTGGAAACAATACTGTTTCTATGGCCAATACCTCATCCCCACCCCAAGGTCAGTGGGTTGAGTATATGGTTATGTATACAAACATAGCCCTTGCTGATACTGGCGCAGACCCTAATTAAAGGACACTGAAATGATTATCCAACCTATTACCGGCCCCCAGCTTGCTTCTGATGGGAATATTGCCGCTGCTGCCCGAGGTGGTAAGCAGGGCGAACTCATGGTCTCGGAACTCCATGGTCGTTTCTATGAGCAGGCTTATAGAGGAAACGTTTTCTATGGTGGTGGCACTGCGGTTCAGGCAATCACCAATGCTACTTTCACTATTGCTACTACGGGTGCTACCGCAACCCCTATCCTTGGTTTGTGGAATCCGCTTTCCAATAACGTCAACTGCGTAATCCTTCAGGCTTGTTTGGTCACTATCCTTACGGCCTTGCAGGAAACCGGCCCTGGTCCTTATGTGTGGGCATCGTCTTTGGGTAATAACGCTATTACCACGGGCGCAACTCCTACCAATGCCAAAACCCTTCAGGCATCAGGTTCAAATGCAAAGGTATTTGGTAATGGTGCTGCTCTTACAGGTATGACGGGCACTCTTGCCGCTATTCGCGGTTCTTCTCTCCCTACCATCATGTCAAACCTTTCCACCCTTCAGACTGCCGCTGGCCTACAGATGGCCTCTCCGGGTGGCGTGGAGAACTTTGATGGATGCTTCCAGGTTCCCCCTGGTGGTGTGATTGCTCTCTTGGGTTCTGGTACTCCTGTGGCGGTAAGCTGCGCCGGTACCCTGACTTGGGAAGAAGTCCCCGTCTAACCGTGGCCACCATGCCTAATGTGGTGGGATTGAACTTACAGGACGCTCAGACTTCGCTAACGAATGCTGGCATCCTGGTTCCATCTTCAATAGGTTACTTCGGGAATTGGCCGATAACCGTCAACTGGTTATCCGGTACTTTCGACGTTGTAACTGCTCAAAATCCCTCTTCGGGAACCACTAACATAGTGGCTAATAGTGCTGTTACACTCTCAGTCGGGAACCCTAAACTCTCGATAGCATATCCATAATGGCAACTGCATCCGGTCTCAGCATCATCAAATCCGCCCTCAGGGGAATCCAGTCTTATCAATCTGGTGAGACTATCGCGCAGTTCGACCAATCGGATTGTCTTGAAGCTCTTAATTTCATGCTGGATTCTTGGAGTCTGAATAAGAATTATATCTACGGCTCTAACGTAAACATCTTCACCTGGGTTCCTGGACAAGCTTCCTACAAGATAGGTAATCCTACAAACGCTCAGTTAGGCGAACCTAATTTCACCGGAACGCTATCTAGCGGTTCTCCGACTATCTCTAGTGTCACGAATATCCCCTCTGACCTTGCGGTAGGGTCTACTCTTATCGATGTTGCTAATGTAATTCCCTCGGGGACGACTGTCTTAAGCATCGGCGCGACTACAATAACCATGAGCGCTAACGCGACCGCTACGCCTTCCACGGGTACGGATAGCATCGGTTATACAGTTCCTGGCGATTTCGTTATGAACCGCCCCAATCGAATCACAGGCGGGTTTACACGATTCTCTCAGTTGGATTACACGCTAGATGTTTACGCTACGCAGGATGAATACAATTCAATCCTGTATAAAGCCCAGCCCGGACCTTGGCCGACTGTTGGATGGTTTAATCCTCAGTATCCTTATGGGGTTTTGAACGTCTACCAGACGCCTAATAACTCTGCTCAATTCTATATGTTCTCGGATACCATCCTATCAAACGTAGCTTTGACGGATACATTCCAGTTACCTATGGGCTATGCCTTAGCTTTGAAATGGAATCTTGCATTACAATTATGGCCGGAGTATGTGAGTCAGGAAATCCCCCCGATGCTTACAAAACACGCGGCAGATGCTCTAGCGCCTATCAAAGCTCTCAATGCCCAGCCCGCTATGATGGCGCATTACGACAATATGTTGACCTCAAGCCCTCGCGGAGACTACGGATTTATCCTCCACGGAGGGTATGGTCGTGGCTCTTGATTTATTCGGTGACTGGGGTTTCGTAGGTTCTGAAAATACGACTCCTGACCAGTATCAGGATTCTCAGACCTGCATAAACTGGTATGTCGAAGCCACTCCTTCTCCGCCTCCTGTTTATCAAGGATTAGCAGCTTCCGCTACTTCTAAGACTGCGGTAGCTCTATTAGGCCGCCCCGGTTTAATTCAACTTGTTTCTGCCCCAGGTGGTGGCGCTCCTGGAAATCAGACTACCACTTGGCCCGTTCCTTCCTCTGTTACGAATCTTCCAGTAAGAGGAGCTTATAACCTTCCCGGATTTAGCACTGGATTAGTCGTAATAGGGAATACCTGTTATCTAGTTACGGCAGGTGTACAAGGTGCAACTCAAACTCCTGGAACTCTCACTCTTAAGAATGTCGGTACTCTATTGACCAATAGCGGTCCAGTGACGATTAGAGATAATAATAACGGCGGGATGGCTATCATAGTAGATGGTACGAATGTCTATTATTATCTTCTTTCAGGCGTTCAACAGACGGTGACTTTCACAGGAGGTGTATCTTCAGGGTCTCCGACTATCACCGTTGCAAGTATCCCTGCTGCTCTTTTAGTCACTCCTAATGCGACCATAACCGATACCAGTGGTTACGTTCCTGCGAATACCACTCTTACCGCTATTACCGGAAGCACTCTTAAACTAACTATGTCTAAGAATGCCACTAATACGAATGCGGCAGATACGATTACAATAACCATTCCTGTCTTTGGACAAATCACTGACCCACAATTAACCAGTTTTACCGGTGCTTCTTACGTAGCTTATATAGACGGTTGGTTCATCATCACACAGCCGAATTCACAGACATTCTATACAAACCAGCCTATTTACTCTGGCACCTATAACGCCATCTATTTCGCATTGAAAGACGGTGCTTCAGATAACTTGATGGCGGCTGTAGATAATAAAGAACTTCTTTGGTTAATCGGTGAAAGAACTACAGAGATTTGGTACAACGCGGGTGGGCAATACTTCCCCTTCCAAAGACTCGCAGGGACGATGCAGCAATACGGTTGTAAAGCTGTAAACTCAATCTCACGTCTTAAATCAGGTTCAGAAGACTCTTTGATATGGTTAGGACGGTCGGAACGCGGAGAAAACATTGTATTAAAGACGAAGGGTTATTCTACTGAAGTAGTTTCTACTCCCGCTATTTCTGATGCTATCTCGACCTATACGATAACCTCAGATGCTATAGGTTATTCTTATGAAGAAGATGGGCATGAGTTTTATGTCTTAACATTCCCTTCCGCAGATAGAACTTGGGTTTATGACGCGACTGTTCCAGCACAATTTTCTTGGACACAGAGACTTTCTTATGACCCTTATGCAAACTCTTTCCATAGAGAGAGACCTAACTGCTTCATGAATATAGGTGGAATGAGAGTCGTCGGGGATTATCAGAACGGTGCTTTGTATCAGATGACCCGAGCCGCTTATACAGACGCGGGATGGCCTATCCGTTGTCAGAGACGTTCTCCTTTCATATGGGATAAAGACAACAGACAAAGGGTGCAGATGACTTCTTTACAGGTTGAATTTTCACCAGGGCAAGGAAATGCTATCAATATGGGTTCAAACCCACAAGCTAGACTTCGTATTTCAAGAGACTATGGAACTACTTACGGTGAACCTATCTATTCAGCTATTGGAGCAATCGGTAACTATATGAACCGTTGTATCTGGCGTAAGTTAGGCTGGACTAGAGGAAGTGTTGCTGAAATAGAAATCATAGACCCGGTTAAAAGAGATATAGTCGGGGCTACTTTAAGGGCGATGGGTTCATGAGTCTACAGAAACAGATACCTGATTTTTCGACTGCGATAGGAACCTTAAATAAAGAAGCAGGAACTATCACAGTTTCGACGGCTTGGTATCAGTTTCTGATGAGACAATATATAGATACCATTGGGTCTGGACTCGGTACAGCGGAAGCCGACTTTTTGGCGACTTCCGACATTGAACTGATAAACAGTTTAGGCGGGCATGGTTATACAGGTTCTGCAACGGCTACTTTTACGGCTACGAATAAACCTGGTTCTAACGGTTCTCCAGTGACTTGGATTCCGATAGATATAGACGGTATCATTAGGTATATCCCATGCTTCAGTTAGCCCAACTAGTAGCGCCACAGCTTCTAACCAATACGGATGCAGTCTATTACACTGCCCCGATTTCTACGACTTCTACTGGGTCGGGAAACGTCACAGCCAAGATAACCCGGGCTGTCTTCATAAATACAGCCAATAGCGGTATTACTTTGACCGTAGGTTTAGTCCCTTCTGGGGGTACTTTAGCCGCTGGAAACACCCTTATAAATGCCCTAACTATTCCTGCAAACCAGACTTATATAAGCCCCGAACTGGCCGGAATGGTCATACCAGCAGGGTCTACATTACATGCTTCTGCCGGAACGGGGGCGGATATAATCATCATCGTTTCAGGCTTGACCTTTCAATAGACTTAATCTAGTATTACTTTACGCCTATGGCGAGTGTCCCTAAATACGGAGCTTGCTATGGGTCCGAGTCTGGAAAATACTTCTTTAGCACCTTCTTGGAAAGAGAAGGTCGCCAGTCTAGCGAAAGAACTCTCCGCCATCCCACAGGTGGATTGCCCCCTTAAACACTATTTCTTACCTCATGTCTATGTGAGGGAAATCTTCATGCCTGCCGGTTCTATTGTAATCGGCAAAATACATAAGACTAAACACTTCAATATCATCCAGAAAGGGAAAGTGACTCTCGTTAAAGAAGACGGGACTCACGAGACGATGGAAGGGCCTATGACTTTCATCTCCGATGCCGGTGTTCAGAAAGCCCTCTATATCCACGAAGACACTGTTTGGTCAACCATCCATATCACTGAAAACCGTGATTTGGAAAGCCTTGAAAGAGAACTCATAGAACCTAGTCCTGAACTTGGATTTGATAGGACTCAAGAACGACTCGCTATTCTAGAAGCTGCAAACGAAGAACCTATAGACGATAGGTTCCTCCTGAACGCTTTAGCAGAGGTATATGTATGACTTGGGGATATGTCGCTGTTGGAGCAGGTACTTTAATCGGTGGGTATCTTTCAGGACAAGGCGCTAAGAGCGGTGCTCAGTCTCAAGCTAATGCAGACGAAGCCGCGCAACAAACGCAATTGCAGATGTTCAATACGATTCAGGGTAATGAAAGACCCTTTATCACTGCTGGACACGGAGCTACTACAGGATTAAATAAACTCTTCGGACCTAATGGAAGTTTTAATAAAGGCTATGGGGATTTCTCATTCAATCCTGCGAACCTTTCCAAGATGCCAGGTTATCAATTTCAATTACAGCAGGGTGACCAAGCTACACAGAATACTGACGCTGCGAATATAGGCGCGCATTCTGGTGCCGCTCTGAAAGACCTTGCTATATTTAATCAAGGTCTCGCTGGGACTTACGAACAGCAATATTACAATCAGGCTCTTCAGAACTATCAGACTAATCAGGGTAATTATTATACAAACCAGCAGAACGTCTTTAACCGTCTGAATCAGATTGCCGGGCTAGGTCAGAATGCTGCCGGTAACTTAGGTAATACTGGCTCTAGTCTTGCTACTGGTGTTGCACAAGCTCAAGCCGCGCAAGGTGCTGCGGTCGGTGCGGGACAAGTCGGTGCAGCGAATGCTTATGCTGGAGCAGCGAGTAATATTCCTCTCTATGCTTTGCTATCTAATGGTGGCGGAGGTGGAAATTCGAATACCTATTTAGGAAATCCCAATAATCCAGGTGGGCCATAATGGCTGACTTTTCAAATCCAGTAGGAAATACTGGTACATACAATCCTTCTCAAGGTCTGACTAACCTTGCTACTGTCATGGGCATTAGAAATGCCCAGCAGCAGAATCAGATTCTTGGAGCTGAAGCACAGCAGCAGAAACAGACTGCTTCTCAGCGTTACAGTATTGCACAATGGGTACAGAACTATGACCCTGCCTCTCACAATGCGGCCGATGGAACATTAGACCTTAATTCCATCCTTGCAGACCCTGGTTTGAGGAAAGCAGCTGGAGACCAATATCCTGAAGTTGTCCAACAGTTCGCACAGCTGAAACAGAGCCAATTACAGAATAAGTCTGCTCTTATCAATGTAAATGATTCCGCAAGGAAGGGTTTTCAAGAAGCTATTTCTGCTTTGCGTACCGACCCGGACGTTATAGCTGATAACGATGCCGGTAGACAGAAATTGGATACCGCTATAAATCAATATGCCGCTACAGGTTCGGATGCTGCGCGTATCGCTGGAATCTATGGCCCTCAAGCGGATAATGTCCCTAAGGGGAAATTAGCTCAGTATCTTTCCAATGTTCAACTACAGGCACAAGATGCTGCGAGTCAGGCTTCTAAACAAGCTCCAGAACTTACTAATGTGGGCGGTAAACTTGTTAATACGAATCCTCAAGCCGCCGGGGCTGGGGAAGGCGGTGGACCCACACTCACTAGTTCCGCCCCGGTGACTGTTAAGCCTCCTGCTGGTTATGGTTCATTCCAAGACCAAGGTGGTAATACTTGGTTCTATAATCTTCAGAATCCAAGGGAGATGATGCCCGCTTCGGATGCCGGGAAAGGAGGTGGACAACCTCCTGCAAATCCATCAAATCCAGCACCGGCTACTCCAGCGAAACCCGCTGGCCCGGCTTATCTTCCAGTGGGCGCTGCTGAAAATCAGAAACAAAGCGCTCTAAATGATGAAGACCTTTATAACAAGGTTATTCTGCCAGCAGGAAATTCTGCTCCGCAAAACAAGAGCGCGCTTCTTAATCTTGAGCGTCTATCGCAGAGCGGGATATTCACTGGTATAGGTTCTCAGAATGTCGCTGCTGTAGAAGGTGCTTTGAGCCAAATCATCCCAGGCTTTAAAGGCGCTGGGGATATGGCTACAGACAGACAGTTAGCTGGTAAATATATGGAACAGCTTGCCCTATCTCTTTCAAATTCTAATTATGGAACAGACCAAGGTAAGGATATGGTTCTCCATGCTATTCCTAATCCTGACAATATGACTAATGATGCTATGTATAAAGCGGCTCAGTATATCTATGGTCAACAGGAAATAGCAGAAGCTAGAGCGAATCTTGCGAATGATTATAAACAGAAGAATGGCTCAACTGTCGGATTACGCAGCATTGATTCTCAATTCATGCAGAATGTTGACCCAAGAATGTATGACATGATTGGCATGTCTCCTTCAGAACAGCAGGATTATATTAAAAAGAATTTCTCATCTAAACAAGAATGGGAAGACTTTAAATCGAAAATGGCGGTTATCAATCATCTTGGCGGTTTCAATAAACCTTTGAGTGAAGCTCAGGCGGTTCCCGGTGGCTGATATTAGTGGAATCCTCAATACTCAATATCCCGGACAAGCTCCTGCTAATCCGGTGCAGAATGCTTTGTCTTTGAGTTATCCAGATTCATCTCCGCAAGCCCCTGCTATACCTCCTAATCCATCCGCAGGCCCTTCTGCTGGAGAACGCTTCGGCACTGGACTTGGAGACTTAGAATATGGGTTAGGACAGCTAGCAGAGCATGTCGCAGAGAAACCTCTGAACTGGCTTAGAGCCGGTCTTCGTGGAATTATGCGTGCGGGAGGTGCTTCAGCTGATACTGCTAACCAATGGTTTGAGGACAAGACTGCACAAGACTTCGACAATATTGTCCAACAAAGAGAGCAGGATTATCAGGCAGCCCGTTCCGCCGCTGGACAGACTGGTATTGATTGGTGGCGTCTAGGAGGTCAAGCTGCGAACCCACTTAACTATTTAGGTGCCGGTGGTGCTGCTGAGACTGTTGCAGGACGTATAGGTCAAAGCGCATTACAGGGCGCTGCTATCAATGCAGCTCAACCTGATGCTCAAGCAGCTAATTATTCCAATCCAAACACCCCTGGTTCTTTCTGGTGGGATAAAGCTAAAAGCATGGCTGCTGGTGGCGCCGCCGGTGGTGCTACTTCCGCAGTAATTGAAGGCGCAGTTCCCTTGCTTAAGGGTGGTATTCAATATGTGATGAGCAAACTTCCCAATGCAGGACAGACTACCGCCGCAGAACAAGTGGTAAATGAAGCTCTCCAAGCTAAAGGCGTAGACCCTTCCTCTGTAGATTTAAACGTCCTCTCAGGAATGAAAAAGGAAGTCCAAGATGCTTTAAATTCAGGCGCTGACCCTGAAAGCATCTCTGCGACTTCTATCGCTAATCGGGCCAAGGCCGAAAGCCTCCCAGTCCCTATTCCTTTGACTAGAGGCATGGCTTCCAGAGACCCCGGTCTGATGACAGACGAATTTAACTTGATGCAATTGAAAGGCGTCGGTGACCCTTTGCGTAATAGGGTCCAAGGTATCAATGAAGGTATTAAAGACAACCTAGACGCTTTAGGGGCTGATAGCGAACAAGACATTGTTTCTACTGGCCAACAGATGCAGCAAAAAGTTCAAGGTTTCTGGCAGAATCTACAACAGCAAAAGACACAGCTCTATGATGCGGTGAAAAACTCACAAGGTCTTGCTGCTTCAGTAGACGGTGCTGGGGCTGCGAAAGAGATTAGAGAGACTCTAGGTTCTCCTGAAGGTATGGGGGCTTGGTATTACCTTCCTTCTGAAATGAAACAGGTTTTAGGAGATATGGAGGATGGGAAACTCCCCCTTACCGTCTCAAACCTACAGACATTAGATAAATCTTGGGGTCAGGATGCCGCTGCTGCCGACGGTTCTACCGCTAATGCTATAAATCAGGCTAGGGCAATCTTGGGTAAGGCAGATATTTCAGATGACGTAGGTCAAGATTCCATGAAAGCCTACCAGATGGCTAAACAAGCCCACGCACAACAGATGAGCCTTGTTACCAAGAAACTCTTGAATGATATGCCTAATCCTAATTATCAACCTTTGGTTGATGATATCGTTTATGGGAATCAAGCCCCGGAGAAAATCTTTAATAGCCATTTCCTGAATGAATCCGGGTCACAAGCTGGGAAGAACATGCAATTTCTTTCACAGATAGACCCCGACATGAAAAAGACCATCGGGGATACTATCTTCACTGAGATTAAGCGACAGGCTACTGGTGGAGCTACTGCAGAAAACTCCCCTGTGTCTGAATCGGTACTTAGGAATTGGGCGAATAGTCCGCAGAAATCTTCCGTTTTGGAAAACCTCTTACCGAGCCCCCAGTTTCAGACATTCAAGAATCTCTCGGATACGGCGAGTAATGCCAAGTTGTTCCCTGCTGCCGCTGTTCCGAATAGGTCAGGTTCAGGCGCTGCTGTCTTGAATGCCGCTGGTTCCATAGTTAAATCCTATGGAAAGAACGTTGCTGGAAATCTTCCAGGTGTGAGACAGGTCATTACACCTGTCGCGGAAGCGATTAAACAGTCTGCACAAGAGGGAGCGGTTAATTCTGCTCTAACCCCTGGAATCGGGCTTAAATCGCTTATGAACTCGTCTATTGAAAGAGAGGGTAAGAGAGGGCTTGCTAGCCTCGTTACCGCCGGGGTTGTATCCAACATGAACAGTAAGAAAAACCAGCCTCAATCCCCTCAAGAGTGAACGAATGAATACGACCAATGCCGGTAATAGAAAAGTCCTAGCTGTTTCGTCGGAGAACGTATGAGTGTCTCAATAGCCTTATCGCCAAGCCCGATATTGCAGTTTTTCGATAACCTTGGCAAGCCTGCCGTAGGTGGGACACTCCTGACCCAATCCGGCGGGGTGAACTATGCGACCTATTCCGACCCTTTGGGAGCTACGCCTTTACCGAATCCCATTCCCCTTAACTCAAGGGGAGAAGTTTCTACCGCTGCTGGGGCAAGTTCAGAGCTATTCCTACAAACCGGAGTCGCTTATACCTTCACGCTGAAAGACTCTAACGGTAATCAGCTCTGGTCGGTTGGGAATATAACCGCTCAGAATGGACAAGCTGTTTCATTCCCTACTGCTTCAGGTTCTGCTAATGCTCAGATTGTAACTAATGCGGTCCCAATTTCATTAGGGATTGGGGTTATTCAATGGTTCTTACCTGTTGCTGCAAATACTGATTCTACAACTATAAATGTAGATAATACTGGAGCTAAAAATGTATTCTTTCTTACTAAATCCTTAACTAGTGGGGAATTGCAGATAGGAGTTCCAGCACAAATTATTTATGATGGGACACAATGGAATTTAATGCAATCAGCGAAAGGACCAATGGATGGATATTATGCTGATACTGGGGTTGTTAATGCTTTGGTGATTACAGCCAATATGGCTCAGACTACATTACTGAGTGGCATTCACTTCTATATAAATGTAAATAATACAAATACTAATTCATCTCCTACATTAAACCTTAATGCTCTTGGAGCAAAAACTATTTATTATACTGATTTAGTAACCCCCCTCGCGGCTGGCGCTCTCCAATCTGGAGGAATATACAATATAGTTTATGATGTTGGCATAACTGGTTGGGTTTGTTTAAACCCATCCCGCATAACAGGTTCTTTCACCGGGACTCTTGCTACCGGTGGCACAACTACTCCCTCCGGAACAGTGAATTATGCAATCGGCCAAGATGGTAAAGCAGTAAAATCCTGGTTCAATTCCGCCATTACTTATACTAGTAATGCTGCCGGTATGACGATGACCGGAATCCCAACAATCATCGCTCCCGCTTCAAGTAAGCGTATACCTTTAGTATTAGAAGATAATACTACTATGGTTCAAGCTACCGTGCCTACAGTTACTACTGGCACGTCTACTACATGGACCTTCGGGACAAATTTGGCTGGCACAGGAGGATTTACTACTTCAGGCACAAAAGGAATCATCGCTAATTCTGCTTTTGCTTACGATTTGGATTAAGGCGCACCTAATTGATAACTAGCCGAAACAGAATTAGGGACTCCGCTTATAGAAGTATCATTGGGAGATACTTGGTACATCATTTGCGTTTCTACATCGGCCTGACAGCCAGGATTGGAATTGACCCAAACAGATTGAATCATAATAGGCTGAGGATTTTGTCCTGCTTGTACCATCAATTCGGAATTATCAACCGGAGAAAGAAATACAACTCCACCTTGAAGGGTCTGAGTATTATATCCAACTCCGCCCGCTTGCCATTCGAGAATATTTCCGGTGCAATTAGGCCCATCCCAGAAGATACGCTCAGCAGTAGCGATAATACCGGTTCCCACGCCTACTTCATATTGATAACCCGTGCATTGTTTAAAAGCTTGGAAATCAGAAGTAAGAGGGTCAGCACTATTCGTCCCATTCGTGAACCCAACAAGGACTCCCATATTGGAGCAAGGACCGAAATTTGTAGTAAGAGCGCGGGTATTATCGGTATCTTCGCTTTTACCGCTTACCTTACCGATAATCTGCAACGAATCTATTTGCTTTTGCAAAGCAATCACTTGAGCTTGCAACGCGGCTACTTGGGTAGATTCATTAGGGACATTGGAAGGAACCTGTTGGATGGTAGTCCCATTACAGGCTGCCAGGAAACCGAAAAGACTGATAATCAGAATACGCATAAAATCCTCCTTGAAAGCGAGTGGCCCGTCGCTACACGGGACTGCGGTAGGGATAACGCAGTAGCAATTCAGGGTCGCTTAGGGGAAAGCGAGAAACCCCACGCACTCGCCACTATCAACGCTATACTTACTTAACTTTAAAATCAATACTGTAAGGATATACAGATGGGCCCCCTAACTAATGCTATCTATAAGGCTATAAACCCTAAAGGGGTATTAGTCCATGAGGGTTTTCAGGTCAAATGTAGGGGCCTAATGGCTCCGAACCCTGATTTGGCTACCGACCCTACTGTGGAACCTGAAATCCTTATAAGGCACGTTATAGCGACCCTAGACGACCATCTACCCGGAGCCCAGGCACACGCATGGAACAATGAAGAGTTCACGGATGATTTGTGGATAATTGACCCATCGCAGACTTCGATTGATTGGACTAACCCAACATGCCGCATCTGCGGCCAAGGAATTGCATCATGATTACAATCATCGCTTTGCTCGCTGGAGCTGCCCTTGGTGGTGGTGGAGTTTATATCTGGCACCGAAAGACTATTCTGAAAATCGGTAAAGCCACCATTGGCTCAGGCGAACAGCCTCCCCATTGATGAACTTTTTTCCTCTATTGAAAGCTCTCCTGATGACGACCGCCATCGGGATTTCAAAAGACAGACATAAGATGTTCTGTCTCATCTACTTTTATCTATGGGCGTTCTTCACTCTTTCGATGCCTTCGCCGAGAGAAGCTGGTCTAGCATGGTATTGGTTTTGCATATCGGGAGAGACGGCTATTATCGCGGTGACTCTCATCATGGCCCCGCGCGTCGGACCGTGGATTATCGGAGCCTCGACAGTAAATATCCTAGCGGGAAGTTTATCGCTTATCTTCCCGCATGGATGGATTTATCCATATTACCCTTTCATTATTCGGAGTATGGAATTTACGCAATGTATTTGTTTAGTCATTTGGAGTCAGCCCGTCATATCTCAGCTTGAGAAACTGCATCGGGTCTTACTTGAACACCGGAGAACGTCATGGATGCGCCGATTGCTCAAGCAAGTTTTGACTTAGGGCTCGCTGCTTTGAAGGTGACTTTCGGTATCGCAGTAGGGCTATTAGGTGCGATACTGTGGAATCATGAATCTAGAATACAGGGTTGCGAGACTGCCCGATTGACTAAGGATGATGTGAAAGATGCCGTCAAATCTGTATTGCATGATGATGAAGTAACAACGAGGAAACATAGGTAGTGTGGCTGACACCAAAACCACATTCCGTCTTGACCAATGCGAAGCGAGACTAAAGACCCTTGGCGACCGCCTACATGACATTGCAAACTTAGCCCATGAAAACAAACTAAGGTTAGACGGTGATATGACCGCAGGTAATGACAGAGAGAAACGACTTAGAGCAGTAGAAATCTACATAGAGCAATAGAAAGATAAGGCAATGCAGAACAAAGCTATTTTGGGAATCATCGGGTTACTCGCCGGTATGGCCGGTGAGCTATTGGGGAAAGTGCTATGAATCTAATCATGGTCCGAGATACTTCCACGCCGAACGAAACGCTCTATAAGCTGACCGTAGGCGAGCAAACCTTTGACGCCATAGGACAGCCGGATAACCATGACGAACCGTTCGCAAGTTGTATTCCACTCGGAGAATATACCTTAGTGCCGCATGATACTGCTGCTCATCCTGAGACATGGGCGATGGTCAATCCAGAGTTAGGCGTTACGCATGAACCCGACGACCCTATCCCGGCAGACTGCAAATTCCCGCATCGGTTCGCTTGTCTAATCCATCCGGCAAACTTTGCCCGGCAACTTCAGGGTTGCTTCGCGCCAGGGATGGGACGTTCGCAAGCGGGTGGTCTGTGGATGGTAACAGATTCACGAATGGCCTTCACGACCATACAGGAAATCTTAGAGCCGATGACTACAGGTCATACTCTAACGATACAGGATAGCGCATGATTTCGCCCCTCATTCTGCTAGGGCGGATAAACGGGACAGCACACTCCCGGAGGGGCTCTTATGAGTGACACGCTGCACAGTTGGATTACGACATTGCTTTCCTTGCCAGTATGGGCCGGAGGAGCAATAGCGGCTTTCGTAATTGGACTCGCCGGGCCTTGGGTTGCCGAGTTTGTCATCCCTCAAGATATGGATGATAAGCGTTCAAGGGCGATGATTTACCTAGTCGCAATCCTACTCGGTCCTTTGGCGTGTGTTTCGATATGGCACACATGGGCGGCTCCTACTGTCGGGCTTGCTGCCTCATTAGCGGCGCAGATAGCGCGGGAATATTGCGCGAGGCGCTGGCCGATACTTTCACCAAGACAACAGGTTATAATCAGGCGCGATGCTCAGGGGAACATCACCGGAATCAAGGATGGAGATGACCCCACAATGATGATAACGAGGCCGGAGGATAAACATTGAACCCCTACGGATTTATCGCTGCTTTGGTGTTACTTGGGGCGGTTGCTTCGTGGGGAGTATGGGAAAGAGGGACAGCGGAACACTGGCATGAACAATACTCAAGTCTGCAAGCAAGTTATCAAACTGCCGCGCTGAAAGCGGAATCCGACGCTAAAGCACAAGAAGCCAAAGCCGCTGCCGAGAATCAGGAACGTGCGAATAAAGCCGTAACCCAAGCCTACGCTGCACAGACACATGCGGAAGCGGTTAAGGCTCAGTACAATGCGAAACTCGCTGCTCTCGCTAAATCAAAGCCTACCGACCTTCCCCATATCTGCGCTAACGTCCCCAAGCCCCCGGAACTACCTTGAAAGCTCTCCCCCTATTCCTGATTCTGGCCGGGTGCGCTTCCCAACCTGTAACTGTTGTGGAAAAGATACAGGTTCCCACATGGATACCCGTTCCTGCCACGCTCACGGCTCCAATCTCTGTAGACCTTGCTGGGGCGACGTGGGGTAGTGCGGTAGGGGATTTAAACGCGGCTATACAGACCTGTAATGGGCGATTGGAAGGAATCCGTACCTTACCTAGCCCCCAGCAAACCCCTCCAAAATAGGCATTCCGTAGGCTTATACGCGATATGAATATACACGCTTGACAGCGAATAAAGTATAGGTTTAGACTCATTCCACCTGAACATGAATCAGGCCAACCCCCGGCGAATTGTGCGGGGAGCCCCTAGCGCTAAGGGGATTCATGCAGCCCGGACCTACTGTTAGGCAACCGGGCTGTTTTATTTCCTGGGTTTGTTCCTGAGTAGATACTGCGCCGCCGCATACCCAGCCCACCAGCTTTGCTTCAATGCAATTTTAGTAGGTTCGTCCAGCTTTGCCCAATTCTCGGCATAGCGAGACTGAATGAATTTCATCCATGAACGCTGCTTGGCTGAACTAATTTCGCTCATTCCGTATCTCATTCGCTCTAATGGTAGCCCACTCACAGAGTTTACGGGTCACGTTAACTTTTATCCTAAGCCTCTTCTTTCTCTCCCAATCTTTTTCTTCATTCTCTCTAAAGGTAGCTATAGCTTTAGGGTTCATGGTTTGTCCATCCCTGCGGCTAGCACGGGATTTACCCCAGTAGCAACCCCGTTACCGCCAACCGTTATGGCTACATCCTCTGCCGACTGTTTGCCCTGGTGCTTGCGGATGATTTCAGCTATCCCTTCAACACTTCCGTTGAGGGCGTCATTCATCCCCTCTTTATAAAACCGCAAGAACATGAGGCCGGTTCTAAACCGCGCCACAATTTCTCTCGCCGCCTCTTCCGCATCCATCCCTGCGGCTGGGGCGGCGTAGAGCGGGATTACCTCGTAGCCCTCATCCATTAGGACTTTCACCCGGCTCCAGTTTGTATAGGGCTCATCGTTCCCTTCGGTATCGGGAGCGTTCTTTACCAGCCATGCTAGCGGCTCCCCCATCTGCGAAGCCACAGGAGCGGCGGCTACCATCGCCTTGTAAACATTAGCCAGGAATGGTGTTCCGGAACAATCCCGCTCATGCGCCATGCCAGCCTCGACCATATCAGGCGTCGGCTCCCTCGGCACCAGCACCATATCTTGACCGAAGGTCTGCGATTGGGTCTGCGAAGCCAGCATCCGCTCTAGGGCCGGCAGAGCAGCTTCCAGCTTGCCAAATATGTCGTGGTAGTCCTGCGGGTACGCCCCGTCGCCTTCGTCAAGCTGCTTTTGCAGTTCGGTAGCGTGGGCTACGAGAGCCTTCAGGGCTTCGGTGTCTGTGGTCACGATTCATACTCCTTGAGAGCTTCATAGACCTGAATCATCGCCACCACGTCGCCCTCCATCACAGCTTTATCAGCGCGGCGCAAGTCCTGTTCAATCATTGCAGCACCAAACATGCCGCTAGGACCTATAGCTCGATACTGACCAAGCAGCTCTCGGCAGCGGGCCATTTCCTTCGGCAGTGCTTCGGCTAGAGATTCGCTCACGTCTTCGTCCCCCTCGCTGATTTGAGAAGCTCGGCTATGCGGTCGGCGCATTGATTCTGTCCGTCGTGGAAGCCTTCCTCATAGCTGGTGGCAGAGCGGCCCGTATGCGTGAACTCGGCTTCCAACTTCTCCAGTTCGCTCACCAGCCGCTCGAAAGGCTCCAGCGGGGGAGAGCGGTAGAGCAATTCCAGACTCCTTGTACTCCTGCGGCAGAAGTCTACGAAATCGTCAGACGGCAATCCTTCACCATGCTGCCAATACGTTTCCTGCTGTAATTTATACCTATAGCTCACCGGCTCCCGTGCGAGCCCATCTTCTGCGGGACGGCCTGACTCGCTGGCGATTGCGTTGCCGTTCTCGGGGAGGTTGTAAGGGTAGCCACGTTCCTCACGGTAGGTCTTCTCGAATACATCGGGCTTGCACGGATAGAACTCGCCCTTGATGCCACGGATTATCCAGTCTCCCTTGGACACGTCATAGGACGTTCCTTCGAGAGTGCTGATTGCCCAGGCGCTCACCATGTCAGCGGGAGGGTAAGAACTCAGACGCGCTGTGTGCATCTCAGGGAAAGCCTTTTCTATCCCGCGTACTCCCGCAAGCGTTCCATCCCATTGAATGGCGCTAATCACCACTGGCAGTTTGCTGTAATGCTGTATCGGCAGCGGTTTGGTCACATCATCTTTCATCGGAGTACCTCGGATTAGGGCTTGCGCTCAAGTCTTTGCCTCACAAAATATTCGAGCGCACCTAGCCGCCCATACAATTCGTTCAGTTCATTCCTGACAACCGTTTCATGGCGCGAATACTGCTCACCGTCTCCGGTAACTTCCGCGTGTACCATTTCACGAATTGACGACATTAGAGAGTCGGCGGTCTTGCGAGAAATACGGTCATCCTCATCCTTGGCGAGTCGTTTTTCATCATCGAGTATCCTCCGCAATAGACCCTTCGGCCATGATTTAGCCACGGCCTCAGCGGCATCCTTACTACCCTGTAAGGCGGCATCAGCCAAATCCTGGGCGTGTTGTGCATCTGAAACTCCAAAGCCTGTAAAACGACGTATGCTCACTTTTCATTCTCCTGTTCCACGCGCGGGTATTGGGCCAGAATCTGCTCAAGCACGTCAGCCACAAGCGCGTGTTTATCAAACGTGAGCCCAGCGCCTTTCAGATTCGCTCTATTGGCAAGTGCGCGGTGGTGCTGCTCAAGCTTAATTATTTCGTCTCGCGCCTTTTCTCGCCTAGCGCGTTCGGCGGTGAGCTGCTCTGAATAATTCATATCTGGATACTTTGCTATCACCTGCGTCATTTCATCCACGATGCGTTCAAAATTCTTTCCTTGCCATGAATCAAGATAGCTCGCCACATCGCGGGCTATATCTGCTGCATCTTTTCTATTCATTTTATGGTTCGCTCCGAATAGGAATTGCTGCCAGCTGTTCCTCGGTGAAATAGGTCCGCGTATTGCACTTGCGACAGGTCGCATGGACCGCTGGAGTCCTAATTCCATGAACGCCCACGCGCCAGTCAGGCTCACCATTCGGGAGATACCGTACGTCCCAATAGTGGTCACAATTATAGGCATCAGTGTGGTCACTCACGTTTCTCTCCCTCGGTAGCTAGAGCGGCGCGGGCCTCTTGGAAGGTACGCCACTGTATGCTCATTTAATCACCTTGATTTCAATTCGGCGGCAACGATAGCCCTCACGGCGATATATGATTCCATCACCCCATCCCCATAACACTAAACACTTTCCGCGCTCCGGGTTAATGGAATTGAAAATTATCTTCCCTTGAGGATTTATAATCGCATATGCCTTCGTAATTTTATTCTGCACGCTCATATCGCTTTCCCCTTTAGGAGGGCCCGGAGTTCATCGGCAAGAATCTTGCACATCTCACTGACAGAGCAAAGTTCGGTATCAGTTTCGGAATCCCAGTTGTCGGCCAGTTCCTCTATCTCCTTATCTCTCGCAGCCAGGGATTGGGAGAGGGCGGCAGAAATAATGTCTTTTACAGACTGGACAGTAAAATATCCCGGGTCATCAAAGAACTCGCATATCTCCCGGGCAGCCTCAGCAGCTATCTTGCTCATTTTACGCTCCCCGGTACATACATGGCGTTTCTCAGCCAGATACGAAGTAAATCCGTAAAGTTAGCAAATTCTCTATCCAATTCCTCTTGACCCCATTCGTGAAACTCAACCTCGCCCGTGGGGATGCACACAAACACGTTAGCGCATCGGGCGTTGTGAAGTCCTAACCCTACGCGATACGCCGCTAGTTGCTGGCACATCTCGCTGTACGCCATTTTACCTGGCTTCCACTTCGTCGCGTCGTTCTTGGTCTTGTAGTCTATTACCCATTCCGGCGAATGAATGTCACACTTCCCGGCGAATCCCATGTCATGCACGAAAGACTTTTCCGTAATCCATTCCTGCTTACCGCAAGTCTTAGTGAGCAATTCATCTACCATCGCGCAGGTATAGCGGTCCTCTTTAGAGAGCCATTCAATGTCCGCGCCATCACTGAAATATTTTTCCAGTATGTCATGGAAATCCGTACCCTGTTGCGGAGCTTTGTCTAATTGCTCTTGTGTCCATCCTTTGACGCGCTTGATATATTCTTCTTCCCCCATCTCGCGTAACACTTGCGGCGTAAGTTCCCCATAAGCCACAGCCTCATAAGCCTGTTTCAAATGCTCGGTAACTCTCCAATCATTAAGCCCCGGCTTGTCTAGCATTCCCTGGATTGTGGTGACACTTGCATACCACCCATGTTTCCTCGCATCTGTTATGCGCGTAGGACGAAGCTCACCGGGCCGACTCGCCATCGGGACGAAGTGGCGGGGGACTATCTCCCCCGCGCTGTTACGTTCGTAGAAATGGCTCACCAGGGAATGTCCGAGTCTTTATCGGCCTTCGGCAACACGGGGCGGGCCCTGATGCTATCCACCTGCTTACCCTGAAACTCTACAACTTCCGGGTAGATGATGACTTCCTTACCTAGCCAGGAATCCATATCGTCGCCGTAGGATGCGGCAAGCTTCTTGGCATTGGTGCGGTTAAGCGCCAAACCTTTCTGCTTACCCGCGAACATAAGGGCAGGCTTGTTGCCGTTGTCAAACTCAGCAACCGTTACGGCAGTAATCTGTACCTTCACTTCGTGCCCCTGCAAATCCGAAGCGGACAGCCACTTCGAGTTATTCGGGAATGCTTCACTGACTTTCATCTTCTCTCTCCAATTAAGGGCATATCGCCCGGTTAAAAAGGGTCACTCCCATCTTCGGGGAACAATGGATAGTCTTTCGGCTGCTCTTGTTGTGCTGGTTGTATTCCTGTAGCCCAGCGGAGCAAAGTCTGGTCTGTAGGACTAAGGGACCTACAAGCAAGCTCTACAACGCGTTCAACGTCCCGATGCAGTTCCTCTTGCTGTTGCCAGTCGGACTCAGCCTGCAAATCCGCTTCGTGCATCTGCCGTTCAATGTCTAGGTCGCTCATACGTCCCATAACCCCTCCTAGTGATATACGAGCCCCACATAAAGGGCAATTGCAAACAGATACCAGTGTTCTTTTACCCACTTACCCCAATCGTGATAGGGACGGTGGGCGGTGACGTGCTTACAGTCAATCGGAATCTTCACGGGCGCATTCCTCAAGATATTCCACAATGTCATCTAGGGCATTGGAGGCTTCCGGGGTGCGAAGCCAAGCATCGTAAGCATTGTCCCCGAGTCTCTTTACATCGTCGCAGACGCTATCTTTTGCCATGTAGTGGTCTACAATTAGGTTAGCGACCAGTTCATTATCTAGCCCATACTGATATGGGTCATCGGTAATCATATCGGCCAGGATGAACGGAGAGAGCTTACGAAACTGATTCGGGGCTTTCTCGCCATCCCTTACCCATTCGCGCAACAGTGCTTCGGCCTTCGGCAACAGGCGGTCGCCGGTTTTCTGCCGCGCATCCTGCAAAGCCTCATGCTGACTGAGAGCCGCTGAATTTCCGTCGAGCATTTTCATGCGGGCTCCTTCGCCAGCGCCTTGCATAGCTTAGAAACTAATTCGTCTCTTAGCGGCCAGCGGGCATGGTCATCATTCGCATAACCCCACGCATCCTCGGGAGCATTCTCAATCCATTTTATAGCCTCTGCGAGTGATTCCATCAGCGCCTCATTCACCTTCTCTTGCTTACGGATTATTGAGAGCGCAGCAAGGTACGTGTTAGCGGCACACGTATGTTCGGTAGCTCCCGAAAGCTCAAGCATCTCAAATCCATGATGAGTGCTTAGAGTGTTTCGGCTGGCATGGGCCTTTACCAGTTCGCCCATCGTGCGCGGCGTATGCCCTTCTACTCGCTGTGTGTTCATAAATCTCTCCCTTATGGCTCTAGGATTTTAAGCAGCTCACTTTCCCAATCTCCCTAACTCAGCTACCGGAATTTTCGAGCAAGCGCCGGGTCAGCAAGGTCTTGAGCTGAATTGCGCAGAGCATTTTTTCATTCTCGCGCGCCATCTTCACCATTTCGGGAATGGATTTGGCTTCCGTGATAGTCGGCTTAGACCATTCATCCGCGAGAGCCGAGATTTCGTCTTCGAGTTTCATGACCCCTCCGTTGAATTAGTGAGATAGTGCCGGGCTTGATTCCGGCTTGCTAGCGTGTACTGCCTTGGTCCAGATTCCCAACAGCTAACCGGCTACTTAACTGAGTATTTCACCGCACTGTCCGAACGTGCCCTAGCAACCCGGTCATGGTGCCAGTCCTTCCTGGCTGCCCATCTCGCCCCTAATAATATATGAGCCTAGGCCATTGTCAATGGGTTGACAGACTTTATTTCATCTGTATACTCCCCTCTAATGAACCACCATCAAGAGCGGCTTAAGGCCCGGGCCGCGAAACGCCGGGCAAAGATGCAGACCCTACGAGACCGAGGATTTACCTTGGAGGCCATCGGTAAGCGGTTCGGCGATATTTCACGCGAGAGGGTCAGGCAAATCCTCAAGCCCCACTCATAGCCCTATGGAGGATGGAAAATGACATGCGGAACAGATTGGGGACATGTAATCATCACATGCGTATTCATCATAGCGTGTGCTGCGGCTGTAATAGCTTTCTTTAGGTATGCGTAGCCCTATGGGAGAGTAGTGTTTAAGAGAGAAGATTTTGGGCGATAAGAATGAAGCAGTCTGACTAAAGTTTCCATATAGTAAATTCGTAAGGAGCATTGCATGAGTTCGAGAGAAATAATATGGGTTGTTCTAATCCTGCTATGCATAGGCGCAGTATTTCTTGGTCAGTGGCTCGGGGCTCATTATCCCATATGAGCCTGACGCTTGCGCCAATCTCTCTCGCGGATGCTAAGCAGTATATTGCTGACTATCACCGGCATCATAAGCCTCCGCAGGGACATAAATTCTCTATTGCCGTCAGGGATGCGGACCTAAAGATTTGTGGCGTAGTGATTGTAGGAAGGCCGGTAGCTCGCATGTTGGATGATGGCTATACGGCGGAAGTAACGCGGCTCTGCACTGATGGAACCCGGAACGCTTGCTCTATTCTCTATGCCGCCGCAGCTCGAGCTAGTAAGGCTATGGGTTATCGGAAGGTGATTACTTATATCCTTGAAAGTGAATCGGGCGCGTCCTTGAAAGCCTCTGGCTGGAAGTTTGAGAAATCTGCTGGCGGTGGAACATGGGACCGCCCCAACATTGGACGCTCTAGGGTCGATAAGCACCCGACTGAAAGAAAGCAACTCTGGAGTGCCTGAGATGAAATTTAGCAATACTCTTATGGAAAGCACTACGGTCTGATAAACATGAACTCCCTCTCCCCTCTCATATAGGAGCTTAGTCAGTGAAACGCGCTGGAGCATTTGAAAAATGGTGGATTGATTATGCGTCCGAGCATCGCTTAGTTTCTGAGTGGACATCTGGAATTACATGCACTCCTGATAAAGAATTGGCGATGCTTTG